TACAGCCCATGCAGAAGAGGATAGAAACTCATCTAATAAAATTAATTCTACTAGTGCCGTAGAGAACTGCGAGACTTCAGCCGTAGGCAGATGCCTAGCTTTAGGTTTTAAGGGTTTGTCTGGTAGTTCTATCGCTTCAGCAGATGAACTTGTTTCAGCACTCAATGCTCAAAATGATAAAAAACTTTATGAGCGATTTACCTCATTCACAACTGCATTTCAAAAGCATTATCAATCAATGATGGAGTTTGAAAAAGCATATTTTGATCGTGATTATGAATCAGCTAAAGAAATATGGAATGAGATTGAGTATGACGATAGAGTTGCACTTTTCCTAGCACCAACAAAAGGGGGGTTTCTCTCTACCGAAATGCGTAAATCAATACAATCAAGTTTTAAAGAAAATCCATAAGGGGGTCGTAATGGAAAGTATGCAATTAGTAGTAGATAAAGAATACATTGAAGGTGTTTTAGGAGTTGAAATATCAGAATCTAAAGCTGATGCAATCGCTCAAGAAATATTAAATGATGATACAGTTATGAACGCAATACATGATGTTATTCATCAAAATCATCCATAAGGGGGATTTATGTTAAAGAAAACTGTTAAAAAAGGATTGTGGAAGGGTCAGTATGTCTCTATCAGAGATTATGAACTTGAAGAGGGTAAACGAAGGGGTGGCATCGAAATCACCCACAAAGGCAAAGTTATGACCCTTGGAGTCGATCGACTTAACATCTTGCAACCTAGTGGTCGCATCTTTCAGTCTAAATTTGGAGGTAAGAACTATCGCCTGGTGGATGTTGTATTTGAGGAAGATGTCGTTAATGAAAATCAAGGGAATCTAAATTTGTAAGGATTGAACCATAGGTACTGCCAACATTCAGTACCTATTATGAGTCGAGACATACCCTTAAACTGAGCGTGGCTCTCAGTATCTCGGCAAGCCACACTTTATTAATTATGAGGAGAATGAAATGTCTAAATTTGGTATAAATATAAATTTGAATGTAAGTAAAATTGATAAATCAAAAATAAAAGATGGTAAGTATTTAAACTTAACTGTATTCATGGATTCAGAAAAGCAAGATCAATATGGTTCTAATGGAGGAATATTTCATCAGCAATCCAAAGAAGAATCAAGTGCTAAAGTTGATAAAATCTTTGTAGGCAACACTAAAGTATTTTGGGTTTCTGGAGAAGGGTCTGCAACCAAACAAGCACCTAAACCAAAAACTACTCCACAAATCGATGATGATTTAAATGATGATATACCTTTTTAATCATGAGAAAGCCTAAAACATCACTCAAGGATTTGGCAATCTGGATGCAGGATTGCCCTTTCCCCCTTTACAAAATAGTTCTCGCTCCAGATGAGGAGCAAATAGAAGTTATCCTAAGTTATCCTCAAGACTCTGAATCCTATGAATATACAAAAGGAGAGGTTGAACTTGAGGTCATGAAAGCATTTGACGAGACAATAAATTGAAAGAATATATAGTAAGTCCTTATAACGAGGATACAGTCCAGGAGTTTATCAAAGAGTTTAAAAAAAGACTTAAAGAGGGTGATGCCCTCAAAATAACTCTTAAATCCTTTTCTGAGGGGTCTTTGCCACAAAAGGCTCTATTACACATCTGGATTAGAGAATACGCTAGTAAGTACTTTAAAAAGCATTTAAAGGCTATTACTGAGGAAGATCAGATCGATATTAAAACGATGTTAAAGCAAAAAGCATACAAAGAGTATGGATGGGATTTTTTAGTCAGAAAAGTGACCAATCACGAATTAAATATATCAGCGTATGTTTTAAAATCTTTTGCTGACTATTCTAAGGGTGAGTTGTATATGTTTATGGAGTTTTTCCAGGATTATGCATCTTCACAAGGATTAATATTGAATTCCCAAGGGGAGTACCAGGATTTAAAGAATGAATCAATGCAATAAAAAAGCTCCCAAAATTTCTGAGAGGGACTTTGATTATGAGCCACCAACTAAAGAAGAATTAGAATTACTTGATTGTGAAAAGTTATCTGAATCTGAATTAGAGATGATTGGGTACACTTCTACAAAGGAGTTTTGGGAAAGATATGCGAGTTCTTGATCTTTTTAGTGGTATTGGTGGATTCAGTATTGGTTTAGAAAAATCTGGTATGACAACAGCAGCCTTTTGCGAAATAGATGATTATGCTAAAAAAGTTCTTAAAAAAAATTGGTCTGATGTGCCAATATATGATGATGTAACAAAACTATCTAAAGAGGTGTTAGATAATGATGGAATCTCAGTTGATGTTATTTGCGGAGGATTCCCATGCCAAGACCTCAGTGTCGCAGGAAAACAAAAAGGCATTGAGGGGAAGAGGTCAGGGTTGTGGGGTGAGTTCGCCAGACTTATTGACGAAATACGACCTAAATACGCAATCGTGGAGAATGTCCCAAACCTCCTTTCTGGAGACAGAGGGAGATGGTTTGGAAGAGTTCTTGGGGACTTGGCCCAGATCGGGTATGATGCGGAATGGCATTGCATATCAGCTTCCGAACTTGGAGCAAGACACCACCGAGACAGAGTCTGGATCATTGCCACACCACAAAGAGGTATGGCCCACCCCAGATGCGAGTTGTGGGAGCAGGGGGACACAAAAAGAATGGACTCCTACAAGGAAAAGCGGTCATCATGCGAGTTATACGATAAATCAAGCAGTAAGAGACAGTGTGACAAACCAACCGCCTCGTATGTGGGCAACTCCACAAGCAATGGATGGGATGAGAATCAGTCAGAAACCCAGAGATCGAAATCAACTGTCAAGGAAAGCGAGAGGGGGAGGTTGCTCCAATCTGAGGGAGCAAGTGATGTTTCCAACCCCAACTGCAAGGGATCACAAGGGAGCGAGAACACCAGAAGCAATGGAGAAAACGAACAGATCAGACAACAACTCCTTACCAGACTCAGTAGAATTCAAGGGAGAGCCTGGGAGGTTGAACCCGAAGTGGGTAGAGTGGCTCATGGGATTCCCCTTAGATCACACAGACTTAGATGTCTAGGGAACGCAGTTGTTCCCCAGATACCAGAGTTAATAGGAAAGGCGATTATGGATGCTGAGAGTTAACCATTGGCAAGCATATTAGCGACACGAACACTTCGATCACCCACTTGCCTAGCATAATTAGAATCGAGCAATTCAGACCCTGCTAAATCAAATAATCCTTGCTCAATGTATCCAATGGTTTTTTTAAACTTTTTAAAGGTAGTTAGACCCATGTTAAAAACAAGATTGACTATAGCTTCTTTGCGAGCATCTGATAATAAAATAAACCAAGGAAACTCAGCCAAACATTGTGCTGTAACCATTTCAATGTCATTTTTCAGTAAGTATCTAGCTTCTTCCTCAGAGATACCAACTTCTTCTATGTTTCTACCTACACCAATTGTTAATTTATCAGCACTACAGCGATATGGCTTTAATTTTAGCCCTTCATCGATGATGAGCTGATTTGTTAGTCTTTCAATATTCAAGGAAATACCTCCCAAAATTTCTATTCTTTAGCGTGACTTGCACCAAAGTAAAATGAACTTATACCTGAAACAAGACCGCCTAAATAACCTAATACTAAAGATACTATAGTGTCAGAATTAGCATCAGGTGGCTGAATAGTAACAAGGAATATATAACCAAGAAAACCACAAAGGGAGAACAATCCAAATATACGAGGTGTCCAATCACCTTTGTGAGCCTTTCTAGCATCTTGAACATCAGCAGTCTCCAGAGCAAATATATCAACATCCATCTTTTTCATTTGGGCTTCAAAGTCTAGTTCAGCCTTTTTGATTTCAGCTAACTGCTCTGGTGTAGCATTTTGCATAGCAGTAGAGATAGAATTAGCATCAGATTTGCACCCTAATACAGCACTTATAGCTTTTGCGGCTGTACCTCCTAATGGCCCACCTAAAGCAGTGCCTAATGTGGGTGCAACTGCACCAATTACATTCTTTAATGCACCAAGATTCATTTCTTTCTCCTTTTCATCCTAGATTTTAAAACATAGTTTAACTCTTGAACTGGCTCTTTCTTTTTTACTGCTTTTTTCTTTACTGGAGTTTTTTCATCTTCCATAAATTACCTCATTTTAGGCTTTTTCTTTGGTTTTTTCTTAGCTTTCTTTTTAGGTTTCATAGGGGTTGAGTGATATGGCATGATTATTTCCTCTTTTTAGTTGATTTCTTCGCAATATCAGCATCAGCTTTTCTTGCACCGCCTTTGCCACTAACAAAACTGTTAACACGACCCATAGCCCAAGCTGCCATAGATACATTCCTTGAGCCACTAGATAGGTAAGCACCCTGACCTCTACGATATACTTGTTGTAATTGACTTGCTGTAAATCTAGTGCCTTTTGCTTTTTCCCTAAGAGTTTTTTTAACGCTTTCGCTTAGGGGTTTTCTTGCGGGTTTTTTTGCTGCCATCTTGTTCCATCCTCGACTTTTGTACTGCTTTGATATCAATGAATTCACCACGCTTATAGGCTCTTGCTGTACGCTTTATTTCACTAGCCTTCTTTGATTTGTTTTTTGCACCTGAAAGATATTTTTTAGCAACACCAGTTTTCTTGTCTTTTGCTACTTTTCTAAATTTTCTTTCCATTATTTACCTACCTTTTTCATAGCTTCTTTATGAGCCTGAGTAAATGTTTTGCCTTTACGCATCTCTTTCCTCATAAATGTCATATGTTTTGCTGTATGGTGCTGTTTATGGCGTTTAAGAGCATCTTCTTGTCGTTTGGTTAACTTAGCCATTACCATTTTACCTTATCTGCCCAGTAAGCTGCTGACATTTTACCTTTAGCTATATTCTTTGCATGACGAGCCTTAAAAGACTTTCTTTTAGCTTTATCAGCTTGACTTTCACCTTTTCTAGGTGGCTTTGTTTTAGCACCTTGCTGACCAAACCTAATAGTCTTTATCTTATCTCCCTCTTTAGCCACCACGATATGAGACTTAGTTGGGTGATTAGGTGTTCTTTTAGGTTTATTGTACCCAGTAACACTTGCTCTTTTAAGTCTTGGGTCTTTAGCCATTTTTTTTTACCTTTGGTGGTCTGCCTTTTTTCTTTGGTTTAGGTTTAATGCCAATCATTATTTTAACATCAGTAACAAAACCTATCCATTTTGCTTTGAGTTTTAAATAATATTTAATAATTAGTTTTTTTAAATCAGTTATAAAGTTCATAGTCTTATCCTAATGGTGATGAAGCCGCATCTAATCCTTTCCACAAATCATCAACTTCCTTTTTGAAATTATTTACTTTTTTCTCAAAATCTTTGATAGCATCTGCCATCTTCTTGTACTCATTTCTCACTTCAATCCAATCTTTTTCCATAGCATTTACTTTAGCTGTAGATTGGGAGGCATTTGACAAGACTTCAGACTGTCGCTCCTTTATGCCATTTAATAGTGTGTCAAGTTCAG